ACATCATGTCAAGGGTGCGTATGCTTATGAGATGTTGCCTGGGTGGATCAAAGCAGGAGTAAATCAATACAATAGAAATAGTATTGAGTTTGACAATGGTTCAAAGATTATGGCAACCACAACAACAGAAAACACAGGACGGGGTATGTCCTTAACAATGATATATTGTGATGAGTTTGCATTCGTGCAACCACCCGACAAGGCCAAAGAGTTTTGGACTTCGCTGTCTCCAACATTGAGTACAGGTGGTAAATGTTTAATTACATCAACACCAAACTCCGACGAAGATCAGTTTGCATTAATTTGGAAAGAAGCAAACAAAAGATTTGATGATTACGGTAATGATAATATTGTAGGTACAAACGGTTTTTATGCCATGAAGGCACACTGGTCCGAGCATCCAGACAGAAACGAAGAATGGGCAGAAACAGAAAAGGCCAGAATTGGTACAGAAAGATTTAGACGAGAACACGAATGTGAATTCTTAATATTTGACGAAACATTAATTAGTTCTACAACATTAGTAGAAATGGAAGGGAACGAACCAATGCAAACAATGGGGCAAGTTAGATGGTGGAAAAAACCAAACCCTAAAATGACGTACATGGTTGCACTTGATCCTGCTATGGGTACTGGTGGAGACTTTGCGGCCATACAAGTATTTGAATTGCCTACATTTGAACAAGTTGCCGAATGGCATCATAATACAACACCAATGAATCAACAAATAAGAATATTACAAAGTATTTGTAAACACATACACGACACTTGTTTGGAACAAGATACATCTGCTAATCCTTCTATATTTTATTCTATGGAAAATAACACAGTAGGTGAAGCGGCACTTTTAAGAGTAATGGATATTGGAGAAGAAAACATCTATGGACAATTTTTATCAGAGCCAATAAGAAAAGGTCATAGACGTAAATTTAGAAGAGGATTTAATACAACAGCAAAACATAAAATTGATGCTTGTACTAAATTTAAAGAACTTATTGAAAATAATAAAATGGTTATAAACAGTAAACCATTAATATCAGAATTAAAAGATTTTGTTGCTACAGGAATATCATTTAAAGCAAAACCTGGACAACACGATGACCTAGTAAGTGCTTGTTTAATAATGACACGTATGATGAAAGTACTTGCTGATTTTGACCCTAAAATCTTTGAGAAATGGACCAATAGAGAAACCGAATATACGGCTCCAATGCCCATATTTGCCAACCTAGGAATATAACTAAATATAGTATTATGACAACAGAAGTACTATCTAACAACGTTTTTAACAAAATACGATCCAAATTTGGTGATGTGCAATTAGGAGATTCAGATGGAAATGTTACTGCTGATCCTAACGAAGCAGTATTTTATGACTTTGAATATATGGAAGATGCAGACACATTTGGAAGAATGAGTATATCACTTGCAGATGGAGAATCTATGAAAGTATTTTACAATAGAAACTTAACTGATAAAATTGATGAAGATAGCAAAGCAAACTTTTTTAGTTTTTTAAAAGAACTAAAAGACCTTGCTGTACAGCATCGTTTAAAGTTTGATGTGCGTGATATTACTAAATCTAACCTATCTAGTCAGGATTTTAAGAATCTCGCAGATACAAATCAAACGGTAAATACTGATGAAATGTCAGAAGAGATAAAAGAAATTACTAAATTAGCAGGCGTAGAAGTAAAAGAAAGTCTACGTGGAACTACTAAAAGTTCTTATGAAAATTTAGATAAAACAAGATTAATAATCAGGCACAAAGGCAAAGTTGACGAAACTATACCTGGTGCAAGATCTAGACAAATACAATCATTGTATATCGAAAACAGTGATGGTGAAAGATACAAATATCCATTAACACATTTAGCAGGTGCAAGAGCAATGGTTAGACACGTTGCTAACGGTGGAAAACCTCATGATGATTTTGGACAACACATTATACAAACATCAGAAGATATTGCAAAATTAAATTCATTCTCAAGATATGCGTCAAACAAAGATCAATTAAATGATAATGCAAGTGATATTATTGAGCAAACTAAAATGAAATTAGAAAACCTAAGACAGTATGTTAGAAATTTAGGAAAACAATCACACTACGATGAAACATTTAAAAACTTTAAAACAGCAGAAGAAAGAGTTTTAGATGACGAAACTAGAAACACATACAGAGAAAAATTTACATTAAAAACATTAGACGATAGAGTAGAAGAAGCACTTCCTTTAATTCATGATATTATGTCAGAATATAAAACTGATGAGCCAACTGATAAAGATGCAAAAGTTGAGCCACCAGTTGATCATGGAGCAATAGTACAAAGTTGGTTAACTAATCCTGATAATAAATTAGTTTTAAGAAAAGACGACACAGCAGATAAAATGTTGTCTGTAACAAAATTTAATAATAAAAATACTATGTTAGGTTCAATACTTTCAGACATCGCGGCTAGAATGATGTCTAAAGGAAACGACGATGACAGAGTGGCAAACTTTGCTTCAAGAGTTGCAGACGAAATCGAAAAAGAAGGAACACCTTTTGCTACACACGATCAAGACTATTTAAAAAATAAAAAAATTGCAGTAATGTTAGCAAAAAGATACATTGATGATTATAAAAAAATGAAATCAGATCCTGCTTATGGGGATGAAGTAAGAGTTGATCCACAAGCATTTGCACCTAAAAAAGATAGACAAGGTAAAGCAAAAGAAACTGAAGCATTTGAAAATTGGGTTAATAACATAGATGCTCAAGCAGTTGAAGATAAAGGTTCAACACTAGCATCAAGAATAATTAGAAAAGCAGGTGAAGAAGATACAGATTCAATGGATAGCGAAATGTTTATTAAATCTGCTGATATGTTAGATGCAGGTAAATTAGAAGAGTTAGGAAAATTCCTTTATCATTCAGATACTGCTCCAAGAGAATTTGTTATGAAAACTATTGCAGATCATGATCCAGATACTTTTAAAGATATGTACGGTGACCAAGAAGGTTATCTTTCAACAATGAAACCTAAAGGTTTAGACGTAGATGCATTCAACGGTGAGTCAATAACATTTGAAGATATCAAACCATATGTATCAATGTACAGAGATGAGCAAACTGGTAAAATGACATACGACGTATTAGATAAAGACGAACAGTCAGCATACAAAACAACTGATTCAAAAGCGGCTATGGCTTATCTTTCAAAAAACTTTAAAAAATTAAGAATGGACAAAGACGAAAGAATCGATCAAGCAATGGCGGCTCAAAAAAAAGACGCTGAAACAAATCCAAATTGGGGCAAAGATGTAGGTCCAGTTGAATCAATTAACGAGTCAAGAGCAAAAATTGTTGAATCAATTAAATCTAAAATAGCATTAGATACAGCAGAAGCAGACGCAGAACTATCCAGAATAGTTCAACTTTCAAAATAATAGCATTTTACCAATAATAACAGTAGACAATTCATAAATATAGTAGTATATTATGCATATGCTTAATATACACTTAGGCACACTAAAACAAACATAGGCACACAAGGAGGCTTACATTATGGCTACATTGGCTGAAATAAGAGCGAAGTTAAAAACACAAGAAGTGAATCGCTCCACTTCAAGCGGCGGCGACAACGCAATTTACCCACATTGGAATATACAAGAAGGACAAGAAGCAGTTCTTAGGTTTTTACCTGATAGAGATACTGCTAATACGTTTTTCTGGACTGAAAGGAATATGATCAAACTACCTTTTGCAGGTATCAAAGGTCAAACAGATTCTAGACCAGTTCAGGTACAAGTACCGTGTATGGAGATGTATGGTAAAACTTGCCCAGTTCTAACAGAAGTTAGACCGTGGTTCAAAGACAAGAGCATGGAAGACATGGGCAGAAAATATTGGAAAAAGAAAAGTTATATTTTCCAAGGATTTGTTACAACTAATCCCCTTAACGAAGAAAATCAACCTGAGAATCCGATTAGAAGATTTATAATTGGTCCTCAAATCTTTAACATTATCAGAAGTGCATTACTTGATCCAGAGATGGAAGAGTTACCAACTGATTCAGTTAAAGGTGTAGACTTTAGAATCACTAAAACATCTAAAGGTGGTTATGCTGATTATTCAACATCAAAATGGTCTAGAAGAGAACGTGCATTAGACGAGGCTGAAAGAGCCGCAATCGAATCGCATGGTTTATTCAATTTATCAGACTATAGACCTAAAGAACCAACTGATGCAGAAGTAAAAATAATTAAAGAATTATTTGAAAAATCTGTTGATGGTGAGGCTTATGATCTTGAAAAATATGGGCAATATTTTAGACCTGCAGGAACTTCTGCACCTAAAGTATCAACACCAGTAGCAAGTAATCCGGCGCCAGCAACGGCACCTGTAACAGAAGCAGTAGAACAACCTACTGTTACTACACAGCCAGTTGCTCCAGCACAAGGAACAAATCTCACTCCAGAGGCTACTCCAAACGGAGATAGTGCCAAAAGAGCAGAAGATATCTTGAAACTGATAAGAAGCAGACAAAGTCAATAAAATAAAAAATTACCAGACCCTGATTTTCAATTGACGGTCAGGGTCTAGTATGTTAATATAAGGTATAAAGATGACAAAAGTATTCGACGCAACAAAATTTAGAAAAAGTATTACAAAATCAATACAAGGATTAGGTATTGGTTTTAGTGATCCAACAGACTGGATATCATCAGGCAACTATGCACTGAATTATTTGATGTCTGGAGATTTTAACAAAGGTATTCCCCTAGGCAAAGTTACAGTACTTGCCGGTGAGTCTGGTGCAGGTAAATCTTACATAGCATCAGGCAACATTATTAAAAATGCACAACAACAAGGCATTTACGTTATACTAATAGATACAGAGAACGCACTAGACGAAACTTGGTTACAAGCATTAGGAGTAGACACATCAGAAGACAAACTTTTAAAATTAAGTTTATCTATGGTAGATGATGTAGCAAAAACTATTTCAGAGTTTATGAAAGGCTACAAAGATCAACACGCAGACAATAAAGAAGATGCTCCAAAAGTATTATTTGTAATTGATTCATTAGGCATGATGCTTACTCCAACAGATGTAAATCAGTTTGAAGCAGGTGAAATGAAAGGTGACTTAGGTCGAAAACCTAAAGCATTAACGGCACTTGTAAGAAACTGTGTTAATATGTTTGGTAGTTGGAATGTAGGACTTATAGCAACTAATCACACATACGCATCACAAGATATGTTTGATCCAGATGACAAGATTTCAGGCGGACAAGGATTTATCTATGCATCAAGTATTGTTGTTGCAATGAAAAAATTAAAATTAAAAGAAGACGAAAAAGGCAATAAAGTAACTGACGTTAGAGGTATTAGAGCAGGTTGTAAGGTAATGAAAACAAGATATGCAAAACCGTTTGAGGGTGTGCAAGTTAAAATTCCATACGATACTGGCATGGATCCTTACAGTGGACTAGTAGATCTTTTTGAGAAAAAAGGCGTACTAACACAGCAAGGAAACAGATTAAAATACGTTGATTCAAAAGGAAAGGAGCATTTAGACTTTAGAAAAGCATGGACTGGAGATAAATTGGATATGTTAATGTCTGATTTTGATAAATTATCTACAGCAACTGAAGAAACAGTTCAGCAAAATAAGGAAGACTAAATGGCCGAAATGACCCACGAAGAGATCGAACGTATATGGAACTCATTTTCACACTACATACCAGAAAGAAATAAATTAGACGGAGCAGTTGACTTTATCAATACATTAAGAGATATTGGTGTTGACGATAAAGAACTTAAAGCATCATCTGATTACGATCCTAAATTAGAAGAAGCAGTTGGTAATGTGTTTGAAGATGATGAAGAGGACTTATATGACGATGACGAATTGGTATACTAAAGTAAGTAAAGACATTTCACTTATTCCAGAGTGTATTAACTATTATCAAACAGAGTATCAACAAGCACGAAAAGAATGTTCTATTTGGGGTAATTTAGAAAAAGCATCAGCAATGATGCCTGGTGTTGTTGAACAAAGATTTAACCAATTACAAGAAATAGAAGCAATACTAGAATACCTAAATATTGAAAAACGAAGACTTAGATCTAAAACTTTTAAAAAGTTTTTAGAAAATTATAACAGGGCACTGACTTCACGTGATGCTGACAAGTATGTCGATGGTGAAGCAGATGTTGTAGACTTAGAAAAAATTATTAATGAATTCGCATTATTAAGAAACCAATGGTTAGGCATCACCAAAGGATTAGACCAAAAACAATGGCAAATAACAAACATTGTTAAACTCAGAGTAGCGGGGATGGAAGATGCCACAATCAAATAGAATAATACTAACAGACGTAGACGGCGTACTTTTAGAATGGGAACACCATTTTACAAAATGGATGTTGCAAAGATCTTATTTTGAAAACGAAGTTGGAGAAGGATATGTTGGAAAAAGAATATATCCATACAAATTATTAGATAATAAAGAAAACACATACGAAATGGCTGAAAGATTTGGCCTTACTAAAACAGAAGTAAGAAAAGAAATAAGAGAATTTAATAAAAGTGCTTGGATGGGAAATCAACCTCCAATACAAGACTCACAAACGTGGGTTAAACTATTGGCCGCAGAAGGTTGGACATTTATACCTATAACATCTCAAACATCAGACATACCAGCACAACTATTACGTAAGAAAAGATTAGGAGAATTATTTGGCGAACATATCTTCACAAATTATCATATACTTGATACAGGAGCAGACAAAGACCACGCATTAGCAGAGTTTCATAACACTGACTTGTATTGGGTAGAGGACAAGCCTAAGAACGCACTAGCAGGCCTTAAATATGGTTTAAAGCCTATATTAATCAACCACCCATACAATCAAGACTTTGAACATCCTGATATTATCCGTGTAAATAATTGGAAAGATATACACGGAATAATAGCAAGATGAAAATATACGTAGGACACGATAGTCGTGAGGACATAGCATATCAAGTATGCGAACACTCAATTAAAAGACGAGATCCGTCAGCAGAAGTTATCCCATTAAAACAAAAACAAATGAGAGATCAGGGTTTGTACACTAGACCTGTAGATAAACTTGCATCAACAGAATTTACATTTACAAGATTTTTTGTTCCTTATCTAAATGACTTTAAAGGGTGGGCAGTATTTTGTGATTGTGATTTTCTTTGGAAAATTCCTTCTCATGAACTAATAAAATATTGTGATAATTCTAAAGCAGTTGTTTGTGTACAGCATGATTATACACCAAAAGAAACAACTAAAATGGATGGACAAACACAAACAGTTTATCCAAGAAAAAATTGGTCAAGCATGGTGTTATGGAATTGTGAACATCCTAAAAATAAAATACTAACACCCGAACTACTAAACGAAGAGTCCCCAAAATTCCTGCATAGATTCAGTTGGTTAGAAGACAATGAGATTGGATCGTTGCCATTAGAATACAATTGGTTAGTAGGTTGGTATCAAGAACCTAAAGACGGCTCCCCTAAAATATTACACTACACAGAAGGTGGTCCATGGTTTGATGGTTACCGAGACTGCGAGTATGGCGACGATTGGAAGAAAGA